ATAGATTTTTTTATTGAGCATATGTTAAATATAGTTATTGATTGTGCTACTACTTCATCTAATATACTTTATAAATTAAATTTAGATACAAAAGAAAGGGTATAAATGGATACTAGAATACATACAGAGAAAGATATCTAAGAAAATCAGAAAGTTTATTCGGGAAGTCAAGAGAATATATTTGTTTTTCAGATGATACTTATAAAGAATTTGTAGAATTTATTAATAATTTAAAAGGAATACCGAAGAAAAATAGATTAATAAATAAAATGAGAGATTATAGAAAAGGTTTAAGATAGGTTTACATAATTCAACCTTCTAAAATCAATTCTAAGGTACTTGTAAAAAGTCCCTTGATAGTTTATATCTTTGGAAATAAATAGAAATTACATAAAGGATGATTAAATGGAAAAATTATTTAATTTTGTATCATTACCTTGTGATGCTATAGAAGTTAAAGTAATAAAAAGACCAAAACAGAAACCTTTAAAGAAACTAAAATTAAATGGTGCTACTTATTATTTATCCGAAGATGATGAAAATTATTATACTTTTGTGTATAAGAGTTTCACTAAGGATAAAGTAAAGAACCAAGTAGTAGCCAGTATATTTAATAAAGGAAAGTGCAAAAATGCAGATTGGTTTGAGTTGGCTCAATTATATAACGACAAAATAAATGAGTATAATCACAAATCTTATGTGCATAGTCAATATATCACAGATGCAATATTGACTGAAATATATAAATTAACAAGATAATAAAGTCCGAAAGGGCTTATTTTTATGCTCCGAAATGAGGGTAAACTAAAAAATGTCACTGGTTCATTTTATGAGTTAGTGGGATAAGGAGAATTTATATGAAAAAAAGTGAATTATTAAAACTTGTAGAAAAGTTTGACAATGAAGATAGTATAAACGAAGTATTGTTAGGGACTGATGTTGCAAAGCAAATTAAAGCGAGTGCACTAACTTTAGACAACTTTAAAACATTAGCAGATAGTAATGCCGATTTTATAGCTTATCTTGATAGTTTAAAAGATACACATGTAAACGCCGTTATAAAAACAATGAAAGAAAAAGGAACTTGGGAAAAACAATTCAGAGATGTAATTGAAGAAAAATACCCTGATTTGTATAAAGTCGAAGATCCTGTTATTGCTGCTTTACAAGAAAAAGTTGCTCAAATGGAAAGAGAAAAACAAGAAGCAGATAAAAAAGTTGCTCGTCAAGAAAAAATTAATGAAGCTATTAAAAGAAGAAAAGAAAATCAAAAGAATGCAGATATACTTGAATTATTAACTGCAGATTCATTAGAAGATAGATTATCTGATGAAAATTTAACTAAATTTGATACTTTAATAGAAAATATAATTAAAAAAGACAGAGAAACTTATATAAAACAAGGTAATTATCCTCCTGGTGCTGGAAAAGGTGAAGGTATTGGAGGAAGTGGAGAAAAACCACTAACATTACAAGAAGCTATGAAAATAGCAAATGAAAATCCTGATGTAAACATAGACAGTTTAATGTCTAGAGTTCAAACATCAACTAATAAAGAATAAGGAAGGAGGCAAATAATATGCCTGGAATTTTTGATAAAAAAATATTTAATACAGAAGTATTTAATAAATATACTGAAAGAGTACCTAACTTAAGAAAAAATGAATTATTAAAATCAAGAGCCTTAGTAGCTAGAAATGATTTAAAAGCTGCAATGACAGACCAAGTAGGTGGAAACTATATTGTAACTCCATTAAAAGGTTTAATAAGTGGTTCTACTCCTTCTAATTATGACGGGGAAACTGATATAGAAGCACAAAGTACAGAAACTTACATGCACTCAAGAGTTGTTGTAGGTAGATCTCAAGCATGGACAGAAAAAGATTTTTCTTATGATATAACTGGTGGTGTAGATTTTATGGAAAATATAGCAGCACAAGTTGTTGATTACTGGGATGAAGTAGACCAAGATACAATTTTATCTATATTAAAGGGTATTTTCTCTATGACTGGTGCTGGAAATACACCTTTTGTTAAAAACCATACTGCTGATATAACTAAAGAGTTAGAAGCAAATACAATGGGAGTAACTACTTTAAACACTGCTATGCAAAGAGCATTAGGGGATAATAAATCTAAGTTCTCTTTGGCTATAATGCATTCAGCTGTAGCAACTAATTTAGAAAACTTAAACTTACTAAATTATTTAAAATACACTGATAAAAGTGGTGTTCAAAGAGATTTAGGATTAGCAACATTAAATGGTAGATTAGTGGTAATTGATGATTCAATGCCTACTGAAGAAATACCAGCACAATATATGAAAGTTGATTCAACTGTTGAAGGTGCACTAAAAGTAGTTGCAAGTAATGCTACTGGGGCACAAATAAATAAAGCAGATGTAACACCTACTGTTGATGGATATACTGCTGCTAATGATGATTATGTTGTAAAATTACCTGCATATACAGCTTATACTACATATGTTTTAGGAGAAGGGGCTATAGAATATACAGATGCAGGGGTAAAAGTACCAAGCGAAACAGATAGAAATCCATCTAAACATGGTGGAGAAGATACTTTATATACTAGACAAAGAAAATGCTTTGCTCCATATGGTATAAACTTTACAAAATCATCTATGGCTACTTCATCACCAACTACTGCAGAATTAGAAAAAGGTGCAAACTGGGAATTAGTAAATACTACTGCTAGTTCAAGCAAAAAATATATCAACCATAGAGCAATTCCTATAGCTAGAATAATTTCTCGTGGCTAAGGAGTTGTTGTAAATGACTTCTTATGATTTATTATTACGAAAAAGTTTCCCTAATTTAAATGAATCTGATTTAACTATACATAAACAGTTAGCTATCCAAAAGCTATTACTTTATTTTAAGAATAGACTTAATAGAAATATAACTGCTGAACAATTAGAAACAGAGTATGGATCCGCTCTGTTTCTTTTAATTTCTAATGCGGTTAATTTCAATGCTAATTATTCGAGTGTAAAAGGTATTAAATCAATTTCACAAGGGAATAAGAAAACTACATTTGATGAAAGTGTAAGTTCTATTAATTCTGGTGGAGCTTATGACATAACTGATCAAATAAAAGAACTTTTACCTGTAGCAGCAGTTAAATTGAGAGGCTAGGTGATAAACATGTTTGGATATGACGAAGATAGTGCAACTTTATTTAATATTTCTTTAGATGAAAAAAGAAAACCAGTTTATCACCGTACTTTTTTAACAGGTATAGATTGGCAACAAGCTACAGGAGTTAAATTTTTAAAGACAACTGGTTCATCTGCCGATATAGATAATAAAATTTTAATATTTGTAAAATATGGGGCCTATGAAGGCAAATCTTATATAGGCCCTAAAAAATTTAGTCAACTTGAAGATAAAAGTAATTATTATACATTCAACGAAGGAGAAGATATACTCCTAAAAGGAATACATGACATTGAAATCACTAATTCTCAAGAGTTTAACGATATTCAAAGAAATTATGATGATGTAGTTAAAATTATTAATGTTACTAAGTGTGAATTAACTAAGCACTTTGAATTAGGATGTGAGTAAATTGGGAGGATTAATAGCAAAAGCAAAAATTCAAATAGATTATGACAAAGTTATAAGTAAAAGTAAACTTGAGCAAGGGCAAAAACAATTTGTAAGTCTTGTTAGAAGTAAATCTGACCCATATGTACCTTTTTTAAGTGGAGATTTAAAAAATACTGCTAAAGAAAATAAAAAAAGTATTACATATAGTCCTTATCACAGAGGTTTAAAATCATATGCAGCTAAAAATTATTATACAAATGCAGGTATGGGAAGACAAGGTTTGAATAGAGGTGGAAAAAGAGGTAGAATGTGGGTTCCACGAATGTGGGTCAATGAAGGTGATTCAATAGTAAATGAAGTTGCTAAAACCATTGGAGGAAAAGCTACAAAATGACAATTAACTTAAATGATATTGAAAAAAGAACTGTTACAGATAAATTAATAGACTTTTTTTTATCTTGCCCTTTAATTAATGAAAAATCACCTATTTCAGCTGATTACATAGGAGATGAGATACAAACCTATTCAATTGACGGGTCGCCTTCTGAAACTATCATAAAAACTTATATTGATGGTTCTACAGAAAGACAATTAATATTTGATTTCACTAGTAGAGAAAGTGTCGAAGCATACAATAACGAGAAAAATATTAGCTTTTATGAAAAATTAGCTGAATGGGTTGAAATACAAAACATTCAAGGAAATTTACCTCAATTAAACTACCCGCTTATTCCTGAAAAAATTGAAGTTTTAACTCATGGATATGTTGAACAAATGAGTGCTAATAAAGCAATTTATGTTATTCAAATGAAATTTATTTATACAAAAATGGCTGAATAGCCTAAAAGGAGGGATTATAATGGCTTTAAAAAGAAAAGATTTTGCTGATTATTTAAATGTAAGTAAAACACAAGAAGCATCATATGTATTATTAGGCTATGGTGTTGAAAGTTTAGACGAAGAACCAGGTGCTCAAACTGATACAACTTGTTATATTAATGATGAAACTTCTTCTACAACTATAACTAAGTATGAAACTCAATTCCCTTATACTTCTGAAATTATAATAGAACAAGAAGCAATAAAAAGTTTATACTTAACTGGCAGAAACCATGAAACTGGAACAGATGCAGAAAGGGATTATGTTCGTGTAGATATGTTTGACCCTGTTTCAGATAGTGCTGGAACTTACAATGCAAGAAAATTTAGAGTTGCAAATGAAGTTTCGACTTTTAGTGGAGAAGGTGGAGAAAAAATGAAAGTAGAAGGTACTTTACATGCAATAGGAGATCCTATTCAAGGAACTTTTAATGTAACTACCAAAACATTTACACCAACCACTACACAAACTTCTAATACACAACAAAACCAAGCTACTGAATAATAAAAAATAGGAGGTTAAAATATGAATTTTAAAATAAATGGTGTTGAAGTAGAGTTTGATTTTTTTGATATGGATGAAAAGGAAGATTTTGATGCAATATTTTTAACAGCTAATGAAAAAATACAAAAATTAAGTAATGAGCATAAAGATTTTGATACAAAGTTTGGAAAAGCATATTGTGAAGTAATAGTTAATATGTTCGAAGATTTATTTGGTGAAGAAAAGACTTATGAAATTTTCCAAGGAAAAACAAATATAATGAAATGTACAACGGCAGTAAAAGATTTAGCTAAGGCTAAATTAGAACATGATAAATTATTCCAAGAAACTTTAAAAGAAATTACTGGATTAGATATTGATGTATTTGGTGAAAAACCATTAAATAGAGAGCAACGTAGAGCTAGAAAAAAATATAATCAATGAACTTAAATATTTTAACCGATTATTTACCTACAACAATAGAAGTTCAAGGAGTGCGATATCCAATTAACTGGGATTTTCGCACTTCTATTCTATTTGAACAGTTAATGATGGATGACAATGTTGATGAAGAAAAAAAACCATGGGAGGCTCTTAATCTCTATTTTGGATATGAAATTGAAACAATTAAATGTATTAATACAAGTAACATGAATGAATTTACAAAACAAATGCTACTTTTTTATAGATGTGGTAAAGAAATAGAAACTTCTCAAGATAACGGAGAAAACAACTCAGAAACTCAAAAAATATATGATTATGAATACGATAGTTCATATATTTATGCTGCATTTTTACAAATTTACAGAATAGACCTTCAAGATATTGAAGATTTACATTGGTGGAAGTTTAAAGCTTTATTTAATTCTTTAACAGATGATTGTAAATTCATGAAAATACTAGGATATAGAAATGTTGATTTATCTAAAATCAAAGATAAAGAAAGAAAAAATTTCTACAAACAGATGAAAAAAATATATGCTTTACCAGGTTCGATTAAAGAAAAAGAAAAACAAGCTTTAATAAACGAAATGTTGATGAGAGGTGAAGATCCTAGAGAATTATTAAGACAATAATTTATTTTCGTACTATAATATATATAGGGGGGGATGAATTATGAAAAAGGAATCTCAAATCGATTTAAAAGTTGTTTTTATTATTGCAATAATTATTTTTAGTTTAAGCATATTAGTTGTTGTAGCTAAAACATTAGCAAATACAGAAAATGAGAAAGATATACAAAATACTGAACAAATTTATATTTTAAACGATACTGAAACTAAAGAAGTTTTTTCTAAGTATCATAAACTTTACAAAGAAAGTATTGATTTAATAGATGAAGGTATTAGCGGGAAAATATCCAAGAAAATTTATAATGAAACAAAAAATTCAGCTGATGATATAAGAAATCTTAATTTGAAAGAAGAATATAAATCAGATCAAAACAATTTAGCATTAACTTTTGAATATTTAAATAAGTCAATGCAAGCTTATAATGATTATATTTATTTTCAAGTCAATAGAAGAGATAAATTTGATACGAGTTATAAGCATTGTTTAGATGATTATAATGATTATCTAAATAAATCACAAGCATATTACAGTTTAATAGATTAATTTCAAGAACACTTCGGTGTTCTTTTTTTATGCCTAAAAAAGGAGGTGAGAGCAAATGGCGGCAGATGGAAAAGTTGTTATAGAAGTTTTACTAGAATGTGATAAAGTAGAAGGCCAATTAAATGAACTTAAAAATGCTTTTGCGGATTTAGGTAGTGTTGGAAATGTATTTGGCGAAATGAGTTCTCTTGTAAATACATTTTCAAGTACTTTTAGGGCCTTAGAAAAGGTGGTAGGTCCAGTAGCGGCTGGTGTTGTCGCATCTATAACTACAATAGTAACTGCTTTTACAAAGTTATATGATGCAAGTAAGAAAAACTTCTTTGAAAATTTACAAAATATATCCGAAAAACTCCAGCCAATTGTAAGCATTGTTCAAAATGCTACAAGTACAATTTTAAATTGTTTTAGTCAAGTCACTGATTTTTCATTTGATTTTAGTTCGTTAATGGCAGATGCAATTGAATTTGAAAGTTCTATGGCACGAGTGTCAGCTATAATGGGTGTTGTTGGTGACGATATAGGTGTTTTAACTGAAACTACAAGACAATACGGAGCAACCACTAGGTACACCAGTTTAGAAGTGAGTTCCGCTTTCAGTTTTATGGGTATGGCGGGATTTTCGTTACAAGAGTCACTATCATCCATACAGGATGTATTAAATTTAACTACAATTGGCGCTACTGAACTCAGGCACAGCTAGTGATATAGTCACTGATGGATTAACTGCAATGTCGATGTCAGCATCTCAAGCCTCTAACTTTGTTGATTATATGGCTGCAGCTATTACTAGAAGTAATACTACTGTGGAATTAATGGGTGAAACAATGAAATACGCAGGTAGTGTTGCTGGTACTTTAGGCGTATCCATGGATGATTTATCAGTAGCTATAGGCCTTATGGCCAATAGTTCAGTGAAGGGAAGTCGTGCAGGGACTGCATTAAGAACATTGTTATCAAATTTAAGTGCTCCTACCGATTCAGTGGCAACTGCTATGCAAAAATATGGTATATCTCTTATTACTGCAAAAGATGGTTCTGTAGACTTGGATAAAACTTTAAGAAATTTAAGAACAAGTTTGAAAGGATTACCTTTAGTAGAACAAGCGGCCGCTTGTAAAAATCTTGCTGGTAAAACTGGTATGACAGGTCTTTTGGCTATTGTTAATGCAACTGATGAGGCTTATGATAGTTTAACTGCTAGCGTTCAAAACTCTACTCAAACAGTTTCATACTGGAATCAAAATTTAGGTGAAATGGGTATTACAGGTAAAGAGTGCAGCGATAGAATAGAAACATTGAAAGAGGTACTTGGTGAAACGGAATATCTAGGTGCAGCTTTTAATATGACAACTCAAGACATGGCACTTGCATTACAAGTTTTAGGCTCTAATGCAAAAGTAACATCTGATAATGTAGAGGATTTATTTAGTGTTTTAGATGCCATGAGAAATCCTACAAAATTTCAACAACAACAATTTAAAAAATTAGGACTAACTTATAGAGAAATTAATGATGATGCTTTTGACTATAGCGCTACCTGTGACATGATAAATGAGAATACTGTAGGTATAGTAGATAATGCTAAAAAATTAAATGGAGTTTTAAGCAAACAAGAAATAATTGATAAATTAAGCCCTAATATGTCTTTAAAAGAGGCAAATGCGGTACTAAAAGAATACGGATTAAATGCCAAAAGTGCATCAACTGGACAAATAGATTTAATAGCCAATTTAACTCAATTAAGAAATAAATTTAAAGGAATGGATGAATCTACTAGAGAAGCAACGTTGAGTAATTTAGGTTTATCTGATTCTTTAGATGAAATAAATGAAATCTGTAATTTATCTGATGAACAATTTAAAATGTATTGTGACAATTTAAAATTAGTTACAGGTTTATCAGAAAAAATGGCTGAAGCAATGGATGAAACTACTAAAAATAAATTATTAGTATTATCATCTGCTTTACAAGATGTTGCTATTGAAGGGTTTGAAGCATTAAAGCCAGCTATTCAAGGTGCATCTGAAAAATTAGCTAACTTTTTTAGTATTTGGAGAAGTGGAAATTCAAGTGGCGAAACCGAAAAGGGTCAAGCTTTATATACATTTGATAATTTAAAGAAGGCATTAGATAATTTACTAAATGATATAAAAAATGCAGATATTACAGGAGCAATACAAACAGCAATTTCTAAAGTAAATACATTTATAACACAAGGTGGATTAAGTAGAGTATTAGACATAGGCAAAGAAATTATACATCAAATTTGCCAAGGTATTATAAATAGTAGAGGCGATATAAGAGAAGGTATTTCAAGCGCAATCAAACAAATCTCTGAATTTGTTAGAGATGTAGCCCCAGAAATAGAAGAGGCCGGAAGAGTTATTTTAGATGCTATTAGAGATGGTATAAAAAATAATTCACAAGATATTCATGATGCTTTAGATGGAGTAGCATCTGTTATGAATTCTTGGATACAAGGTAGTGAAGAAATAAAATCATTGACTGGTAATTTTGCAGATATATTTATTGATAGTTTAATTGAAAATCTTAAATCTAGGACAGTCGGAAGGGCAAGTGAATTATGGAATGCAGCTACAAGTTGGTTAACACATTCCAAACCAGATTTCTCTAAAGGTTTGACTGGATTTTTTACAAAAATATCTGATTGGTTTACTGGTGAATCTTATGCTGCTGAAACAACTGGAAATGAAAAAGAACTTAGTACAAACAAGAAAAACAGTAAAAATAGCAATAAAATAAACAGTAAACTTTCTAGTATGGATGTTAGTGAAATAAAAGCTTTACAAACTCAATTAACAGCATTACAAACAACTGCTCAAAATGTTTCTAATTCTATTTCACAAAGTTTTACAAATATGCAAAATACTATGAGAACTAGTTTAGTTGGATGCGCCAATATAGCTAGAAATCAGTTTGTAAGTATAACTAATGTTGCAAGAAATCAATGTTTAAATGTGTCTAATATAGTTAGAAATCAATTTGTATCAGTTAGCAATATTATTAAAAATCAAGTAACAAATGCTAGAAATGCTTTAACAACACAAATGATTTCAATTAAAAATGTAACTAATACACAAATTACAGCAGCAAGAAATGCCGTTACAACTCAAATGATTTCTATGAAAAAGGTTATAACAACTCAAAGTAGGGAAGCAAGGAACAACTTTACTAGTCAAATGATTTCTATGAAGAATGTGGCTAGGACTCAATCTACTCAAATAGGCCAAGCAGTTGCTAGTGGTATGGCTACTGGTATTAGAAATGGTACTGCTAGAGCAGTAAGTGCTGCTAGAAGTCTTGTAAATCAAGTCAATGCTGAAATGAAAAAGACTGCTAAGATAAATTCTCCTTCAAAGATAACTACTAAATACGGTGAATATTTAGATGAAGGTTTAATTGGAGGTATGAAAAACAAATCTAAAGAATTATATTCAGTTGCTAGAAGTATAATAACAGAAATGAATGAAAATATGAAAGCAGCCGTTCATGGCGAAATTGCTTTATTTAATTTAAATGCTAGTAATAACAACGAAAGTAAAATTATTAATACAACTAATAATAATTTTAGATTAAGCGATGAAGATATTCAAAAATTAGCAGATGCTAATGCACAAAGACCAGTTTCAGTTGAAACGAAAGTAGGAGAAAGTACACTTGCTAAAACTATAGCTAAACCAATTGAAAATTTTAATAAAACTGATACTAAAAGATTAAATAGATTGAAGGGGGTAACAATATAATGTTCAAATTTAATGGCATAGATTTAGAGCTATATGTAAAAGTTATAGAAATTAGTAAGCCAATGATGTCAAGAACCAATTATTTTAAAGAAAATCCTTCAAGAAATGGAACAAGTTATCAGGGATACAAATATAATGACAAAGACATAGAGGTTAAATTTGACATAAAAGGTAATACGGATGCAGAAGTTCAAAATTTAGCTGATAGTCTTTGCTCTATTTTTGATGTTGACGAGCCAAAAGAATTAGTAGTTGATGATAATAAAAGAATTTACTTAGCAATTCCAAACGGAGATATAGATCAAGATAAAATTGCTAAGGGAATTAGGAGAATAAAAATGTCTTTTAGTTGTCCTATACCTTTTTCACACAACCCAACTGCAAAACTTTATAGTGGTGAAAAAACAATTGAAATTAAAAATGAAGGAAATGTAAGTACTCCTGGAATTGTAAATGTGGCTTTTGGAGGAGATGCTACCTATTGTCAAATTGACGGTGAAGATGGAAAAGCAGTTTTAATTGGTGAATATCCATCATTGATGAACACAAAAGTAGAAACATCTTCTGTTGTTGTTGATGAAAATTGTGAAACCACTTCAAGATTTGTATCTGTAAACGGAGAAGTTGATGCAAATAGAAGTATCACAGGTACTATACAACCAAATGCAAGTGGTAGTAGCTGGTGCATTAAAGCATCTGATTATGGCACTGGTGAAAAGTGGCATGGTCCCGCATTACGTTACAATTTACCTTCTAATTTAACTGATTTTGATTGTAAAATGGAATTATATCATGATTCATCAGGAAAACTCGAATACAATGAAACTTATTCTACTGAAGAATCATCTCGTTATAAAGTTACGGTATCTTTACTTAATATGAGAGCAAGCAGAACTACCAGTTCTGCTATTCTTACTCAGATGAAAAGAGGTACATATTTAAACATCATACAAGTTGTGGATGGATGGCTAAACACAACATATAATGGCAAAACTGGTTGGGTAAAAATATCTGCTGGACTTACTAAGGTAACTACTGTAAGTACAACTTATTATACAACTGATGAATTAAATTTAAGAGCAGGTCGTGGTACAAATTATAGAATTTTAACTGTTATTCCTAAAAATAAACCTTTAATCGTTTACACAAATACAAAATCTGGCAATTGGGTACAAGTAAAATATAACGGAATAACAGGATATGTTCATACTAAATACATAATCGAAGGGAATAAAGTACAAATAGATACTGATGAAGAGTTTGAAACTGCAGAAGATAAATTAGGAATAATCGAGATTTATGGTTATGATCAAGCTGGTAATAAACTTTTTAAAGCAATGCTGTGTGATGAAAATGAATATTATGAATCAACATATCCACTAATTCAAGTAGGAAATGTATATTTTTTACAAGATTTTTCTTTTAGCGTTCCAAAACCAAAACAAAGTACTACTTCATCTGGTAGCGATGATAATCTAACTGTAACTATAAAAAATCTAAAAAGTGGTAAATACGGAAATTGGAATGAATTTAGAGGTTATTTTAGAATAGTTCGAGATAAAAATGAATGGTATGCAGAAATTGTAAAATACAATTCTCAAGGCAATGTAGAAAGAAGTTTACAAAGCAAAAAAATTAAGAGTGAGAATTATCCTACAGGATCTTTAAATCACATTGTCATTTATTTTGCAAAATATGCAGATAAAGAAGTTGTTGATACAATGACCTTTAATCGATTACTTATAAAAAAATTAAGTGAAA